TACAATTAGCCTATCTCCTACATTTACTTTTCGAGTATTCTCTCCTTCCAATAAGAAATAAGCGTAATTTGTTTCAGGGTCAACAAAGAATATATTACTGTAGATTGTCTCATATGTATCCCTGTCTGCCTTAATGACAAACTTATATCGTGTAGCCCAATATGGGGCAATTTGTGCATCAGGTATAGTAACGACTATCCTATTTTTAGTATCTGAATTTCCACATGGTACGTGCTCAGTGTTTAATTGACTGACCAATGCAGTTGTTGATCTATTATAATCATCCATATATACAATACCAATCTCATAGTCACGATTGCTATGCAAACTTTGGTTTTGAGATATAGATTGAAATGAAGATTCAGCTGAGTTCACCTTCATGTACTCGTAAACAGTATATGTCGGAGTTGTTGTATTATCTACGTATGCAACAGCAGGGAATTGAAATGAAACCACGTCACTACCGGATGTACCTATCGCTGATGTTAATAAGTTAGCTGTATTGATACCACTAGTATATTTAGCATAGGTATTCAAGTTCTGTGTCATTGCACAGTTAAACGCGTCTGATAGCGTTGTACCTAAACACGCATTTGGCATTGTCTGAACATTTGTTACTAGACCAACTGCCTCTTGAAAAGATACATCTGATACCATGTCAAACACTGATGCAAATGTCGTCGGTAAATAATATGTAAACGACACATCAACATTTGAGTTGGTTTGAGTAGGGAATGGTGTGCTTCCCGTAAATGCTGAGTGACTAAGTGAAAAATCAATTGTAATGGACGATCCCTCTGTCAATGGTATTCCTGATAGGTCAATATCTAAAACAGCGTCAGAAATAGTCTCAGCACCATCTATGTTGTAATCACCATCATCTAATGAGTTTGGTATCTCAGTAAGACCAATCGCTTCGCTAAATAATGTGGTGTAATACTCAAATCTTACCGCATTCCCAAATTTGTCTAGTAAGTCATACCCCTCTAAATAGTTCCCGTACATTAGACGGTTACCCATAATAGTCTGCGCCTTGGCCAACAATGGAACATTGTCATATAGCCTTAGTATCTCTGACTCAGGAAGAACTGTGAATATCTTGCTGTTTGTAAAGTTATAGGTGTAGTCAGTGTTATCTATTAAACCAAGTTCATTCTTATCAAGCTTCTCAATAACTCTAATGATATTGCTCTCCATCTCTTTGAATAGCAAGTCAACCCCAACAACCAATGGGCCGCCTGTGTTGTATGTAATCACAACAGAGTTGAATGAGTTGACCATACCGTTGTTCAAGAAGCTATCATTGCTAAACTCAAATGGATCAGGAATAAACGCAGGCTCAGTAAATTGAGAGATTGCTGAATACTCATTGTTCTCATATCTGTAGCGATATGCAAAGCAAATGAAGCGCTCAGTCAAGAAGTTCTCTTGACCCGGTACATTAGTCAACTGAATTTCAGGTGCCTCAACCGGTGGCTTCTTAATTACAAGCGTAGCCTCATTTGTAAATTGGTCTATGTTACCAACAGGGTTGGCGTAGTTTTTTGTAACGTCAATTACGCGTGGCGCGTTGTAGTCGTCAGAGAAAAATAACAAGTCATCAATCTTATTGACAGCTGTAATCACATACTTCTCATTGAAGTTTAGTGTGGTGTTCACACCATCACTATCATCAATACTAATGATGTGGTACGTTAGTATGTTGGTTAATACATTTAACGATACAATCAAGTCAAGTTTTCCGGTTGCCCCAACAGGAAAGTTTGAGTCGTGCACAAACCAATAAATGGTCTCGTTAGCTCCATCCTCAAACGCACCAATTGTGCGAGCATCTATGCTTAATGGCGTTCCATCAATGTAAACCAATGAGGTAATTTTTAAATTACCTTTTGTGTTTTCAATGGCACCAATCTCACTAAGTTCAGTTGAACCCATACGCACATTCAATGCGTCAATATATTGACCGTTGGGTATAAGTCGTTCATCAACGACCTTGTTCATTTTACCCGCAGTAAAGTTTCTTGTAATTTTTGTCATGTTACTTTACCCACTTATGCTGACCACGTAAGTTCATTAACAAACGGCCCGGATGAATATTACTCAATCTAATTTTTGCATTACGCAATAGAGATGACTTTTCTTTTCGTGCTCTCATTACTACATATTCTTGTACACCAAGCTTTGAATTGAGTATCTCATATTGAATATATGCGTACACATACTTCTCAAATAACTTGTTTACAGTCACTAAGCTGTCGTCACCATTCTCCATACCATCAGATACGTACTCAAGGATGACAGACTCTCCTGACATGTGCGAGCTAAAGTTAATAACTCCTGCCTTCTTATCAATGGTAAATGTTGGATTTCCGTTAGCTGTTTCTGTATTTAAACCATATCGGGTACCAATACCTGCCTCAAAATACCAAGCTCCATCATAGTTCCAACCCTCCTGTCCATCAAATTGATTTCCCGGATTTAGGTAGATGCTCTTTTGAGTACCCTTAATACGGTCCCAATCAAGCTCAGAAAACTCAGGCTCGAGTGCATTACCTGCCTCATCAAATAAAATCCTACAATCATTATCCTGTAGGTAAGCCTTTGCTGACTGAATCTGAATATTCTCAGTCATTGGTCTAATCCAACCATCCTTATACAAAGATATGCGTACCCAATTGACGTAGTCAGAAGGTAGAACAAAACGAAGTTGATCACATATAGTGAGCTGAAGCACTTTAATTTCTTTAAATGCGTCATAGTTTAGCTCTTGGATAGCACGCTTTGCATGGAAGATTATCTTATAGCGTTCCTCATTGTTAACCAATGAATGATTACCTGCATACATCAACATAAAGTTGTTGACGATATTATGCAGGCCTACATACTGATAAGAGCCCCAATTGGCATCCTCAGGCGCATTACCGCCATTCTCGTAATATTGATACTGTGAAATATATGCCATGGTCTATTATTGTTGTTGGCTAAATGCAGGGTTTTCGCTCTGTTCTTGCTGAATAGCATACTGAGCAACTTGAATCTCTCTTATGGATATACCACAATATTGAAGGATTTTCATTACTATTTTGTATTCATCTTCAAAAGGAAGCTCAAAGTCTTGGTAGTCAGGTTGTGATGGGTCAAATGATGGCTCACCATTACTTATCAAGTTGATGTATGTCCACTTAGGATCTAAAGGTAACCTAAAGTATGAGCACTTTAATGACGACACCCCATTGATGGTGTCAGGGTATACACTGATAGTATCACCTTCAATAATATAAGATGGATACTTTGTGGTCGGTGCCGTAAGCATTGAGTCCAATAACATATACAAACGTGCGTTAGCAACCTTCTCAGCATCTCCCAATCTTGTTGTACCCGTTGGGTCAAAGCAAGTAAGTCTGCTAATCATATAGAAGTTGTATCCTGTTGTTACCAATGATGGTAAGTAGTATTGATTTGTTGAAGGCGTAACCTGTGTGAGCGTATCATTACGCAAGAAGCCCTCTAAGACCTCTGCAATAGGATTCTCGATATCAGCATACTCAGTGCCTGATAGCCTTGCATTCTCTGCATTTATGGTCTTATTATAGCTGCTGTAGTACTCTTCATAGATTTCCATCTGAGCCTGTTTTGCAAACAAGTTAAAGTCAGAAGGAGATATATAGCCGTAGTTGTTCTTGTTAAGAACTGACAATACGGTGTTTCTTACTGAGTTAATCATTGAAATATCTTTTCACAAAGATACAAAAAAATAAAGGTGCCACTAGGACACCTTTATCAAACAAACAAATGAGTAGAACTCTAAAACAACGTTACAAATATAACATTATTTATGCATTCTCCAAATGGTGCTCTAACATTTTCAATGCTTCAACACCTTCATCAGTTTTAAGATACATAGCGACTAGCACATATGGGTCTTCACCGTAAGGTATATTGAGCATTTTCTTTCTATTAGTTGGTGTATTATACCAAACTTCTTTGTTTCCACTTCGGAAACCAAGTAAGCCCATGTCAAAGAATATATGAACTTGTGATTGTAAGTGTAGCATTGGATCTTCAAGAGCATTCAAGAAGTTAAGCGGGTAGTTACGTGCATAGATAAGCACATCGCGCTTCATTTCTGCTGTGGTAACACGGCTTACATCTTTGTTGAATAATACTCGATATACTGTCTCAAGTTGCTCAATGCTTAACTCACGAGCTCTGATTAATGCATCAACCTCAGTTGCCAAGAATTCAACTTCTTCTTGTGCATCACGCTCTTTATTTACTTCTTCAAATACGATACCATTCTGTGGATGGTAATATAAAAACTCCTGTAAAACAGGATTGTTTTTAGGAACGTTTAAGAATCCGCTCTCAAAGATAATAGGTTGGATAAGTGGATTTCCATCTTGCTCGTCCTCAAATGGGCTCTTTTGGTTTATTGCATAACGCAGAGGTCTGTTTTCATTGGTTTCCTCATCGTACCAAAGGAGTGCTGAGCGTTTTGTGTTTCTTGCTGATAGCATATAAGACAATGGTGCCTTATCATTTTTGAGTCGATAGACTCTGTCGGCAGGAGCCAACTTTACTTTTTTTGACATAAGATATAATATAATTAAAGTTTACAATAAAAATAGAGAGGGACCGAAGTCCCTCTCATATTTTGAGTGCTAATTATGCACCGTAACGGAACAAGAAGAAGTTGTTCGCGCCCAAGGTACAAAGTGCACGCTCAGACAAGAAGTTAACTTCCATTGCATCGAGGTCGCTAGTAGCAGCACCACCGGCAGAACCTGTGATCCAAGTTTTGTAACGACGATCTTCAGTTTCAGACGCACGGTAACGAACGTGTAAGAACGGACGCTTAGCGTTTTTACCAAGGATTTGATCGTATACAGTTGTTGAACCTGCAGGAACAAGCATACCTGTGATTACGTTAGCAGTTGAAGCTCCTGTAGCAGATGCAGTCAAACCACCACGCATTGTTGGATCGTTGAGGTATTTCCAATCTGTTTTGTAGAAGTCATAACCACGACGGAATCCTGAGAAACCAAGGTTAAGGGCCATGTCACGGTCGTTGTCAAACAAACCATAAGATGTACCTGCAGCACCATAGCTGTTTTGAGCAGCCAACATATCGTCGATGTCGAAAGAGAAATCACGATTAACAAACAATACGTTCTCTTCGATAGAACCTTGTTTGTCAAGACGAGAAATCATATCGTCGAAATCTTGCAATGATGTTGGGTTACCACCGCCCCATACGTTACCACGAGAGTTAACAACGTAGAAAGCACCTTCAGAACCTTTGTTACCATAGATTGGGTTGACACCTGAGTTAGCAACACCTGAACCTGATTCAGCAGGAACAGCTTCTAACATTGCAGTTTCGAGGTAGTCTTCGAAACGGAGACGAGTTTCGTGCTCAGACTTCAAATACCAAAGGTATCCGTTAGCACCATTCTCAGTAGTGATTTCAATCCAACCGATCTGAGCCATGTCAGAACCATTGACAGCATACTTGTCTTTGATGATGATTGGGCTGTTAGAGAAGATTTCGTCTTCTGCTTCCAATGAACCAATCATACCTACAGTACCTTTCTTGAACTCAGAACCATAAACAAATACGCTAAATTCGTTAGCTGTAGAAGCATTGGTAAAACCTGCAGTTTCGTAGAAAGCAACTGTAAATTGGTCAGTAGCTGTGTTAACAGCAGTAACGATTGCTTTGTTTTGGGAAGGACCCGCAACGTTAGGAGTAATCATTACAGTTTGACCTGCGCGGATAGCGATACCTGTTACGTTCAAGTCATTCACTTGGAAGATAGCAGTGTTAGCACCTGTTGCAGTAGCTGTAGAAACAACTTTGGTGTACT